ATCGGTAAGATGATTGATAAACAAAAGGGTGCCAAAAGAGAAGTGATTGGTAAAAATCCAAACCATAGAGAAAGTGAAGCATTGTATGAATTAGGTTTCCAAGGTGGTAAAGGAGACGGAAATATTGTGGGTGGAGCAGTAAGTGATGAAGCAAAAAAACTTGACGGAAGTTATGGTGGATTCCAACCAAAACCAGCAGTCGAAGTAGTGATTGTTGCGATGAAACCAATAGAAGAAAAGGGATTATTAGCACAAGCACAGAAAAACGGAAAAGCAGTTTCTTGGTTTGATGATTGTAGAATACCATTTGAGGAAGGTTATGTAGAACCAGAAAACCAAACTATGCCAGACCTACGAGATGTTGGTAAAAAATCAAAAGAAGCAATCGGTATTGATAAATTATCTTATGGACAAGTTCAGAACGCAAAAAGAAAACCATATAAATCAGACTATCAAAAGTATGTAGAGAAACAAAAATCATTTAAAGGTTCTGAAACAATCGGAACTACCATTAAAGGTAATGAACATTTTTTAGGTGGAGACATTGAACAACTTGACCCTTCAGAAAACTTCGTTGATGAAATGGCAGGAAGATTTCCAGCCAATATGTTGGTAAGTGATAAAGTATTAGATGATTATTCAAGATACTTTAGTTTAGATGAGTGGTTTAGTAAAAACATTGAATCATTACCAGAACCAGTTCAGAAAACATTTCCATTTATGATTGTTCCAAAAGCAAGTAAATCAGAAAAGAACGAGGGATTAGATAATTTTGATACTAAACAAACTACCGGCGGTGGTGGTGGAGTTGGAGATTATATTGATGATGTAAATTCAGCATCAGGAAAGTTCGGTAGTGAAAAAGCACCAAGTCGTAATATACACCCGACCGTGAAACCATTGACATTGATGAATTATTTAGTAGTGTTGGGTAGTCGTAAAGGAGATGTAGTGTTAGAGCCTTTCGCAGGAAGTGGAACTACGGCATTGGCTTGTGTATCACAAGAAAGAGATTACATCGCAATAGAACGAGAAGAAGAATATTACGAGATAGCAAAAGCTCGTTTAGAAAAAGTAGAACAACCATTAAAAATGTGGGAGAAGTTTTCGTGATAAGTGATAAAAAATATAATGTGATTTACGCTGACCCGCCTTGGACTTTCAAAACTTATTCTGAAAAAGGTAAAGATAGAAGTCCAGAAAAACATTATGATTGTATGTCTATTGATGACATTTACAAATTGCCAGTTCAAGATATTTCAGCAGATGATTGTATTTGTTTTATGTGGGTAACTTATCCATTATTAAAAGAGGGAATAAAAACAATGGAAGAGTGGGGTTTCACTTACAAAACTTGTGCATTTAGTTGGATAAAACAAAATAAAAAATCAAATAGTTTGTTTTGGGGATTAGGATATTGGACAAGAGCAAACAATGAAATATGTTTATTAGGAACAAAAGGAAAACCTAAACGAGTATCAAAAGGAGTTCATCAGGTCGTAATGTCGCCTATTGATAAACACTCAAAGAAACCAGATGTGGTTAAAGATAGAATTGTAGAGTTGTGTGGTGATGTTCCAAGAATAGAATTATTTGCCAGACAAAGAACACAAGGTTGGGATGTTTGGGGTAATGAAGTTCCAGACGAGGAAACAACAGAAAAAATAACTATGGAGAATTTTTCGTGAACAAAATATTACAAGGTGATTGTTTAGATGTGATGAAAGATATTGATAACGATACATTTGATATTGTTGTCAGTAGTCCACCTTATAATATTGGTATGAATTATAATACTTATGATGATAACCAAGTAGATTATGTTGATTGGCAAGTAAAAGTTTGGAACGAAGTTTGTAGAGTATTGAAACCAACAGGACATTTATTTTTAAATGTTGCACCAGGTAAAAACAATCCATTTGAAATTTATGATGTAATAAAACAAATAGATTGGAAACTACAAAATAGTATTATATGGGCGAAAGCAGTTGAGATTGACGGATATGTTAGAGGATACTCAACACCAACATCAAGTAAAAGATATTTGATGAATGGTTGGGAACATTTGTTTCACTTCACACAAGACGGAAACACAGAAATAGATTTAGAACAAAGTGGAGTTCCATATGGACCAGGTCCAACTAACCCACGATACAAAGCAGACGCAAGTAATGTCAAGAGAAATTCTAAAAGAAGTGGTAGAGATTGGAGACCAACGACTACTTGCTGGCATTTAACTTATAAAAGTAAAGCAACAAAAGAAATAACAAAAGAAATTGCAGGAGAAAAGAAACACCCTGCTATCTTTCCAGAAGAATTAGTAGAAAAATGTATCAAGGTATCAGGACTAAAAAAGGGAACGA